AATGAGCCTGCGACGAACCCTGCGTTATTGACCTTTCCCGCATTGACGCCGGAAGATGTCCTGCGAGTACCGTCTCCAGCACCTAGCACTCTCGTGTACGTAAGAGCAGTGGCGTTTCTAAGCCACTCTCTTGCGGCGAGCATGCCAAACTTTGTGCTGTCAAGATCCCCAAAGACTGATGTGAACTCCTGAAAGGAGGCAACAGTGATAGGGACGAAGGCGGGCCCTCTGACAGCTGTGCCAATCACGCCAGCTGGCGTTCCCACAGGTCCTGTTGCTGCAGGCCCGCTGAGATCGATCTCGCGGCTGCTAACACCCGCGCTCTTGAATGTGATCTCCGACATTTAGCGTGGCTCCTACTGTGCTTCCTTGTATCTATTGATCACTCGAAGCTCACACCAGCGTTGGTCACCACGAAATCAATCGCGATGAACTCGACAGTGCGAGTCGGAACGATAACAATGCGACCGTTGAGCCTGTTTGACTCAATATCTGCTTCTGTGTTGTTTGACGCGTCCATGACGACTCTGAACGCCTCAACTCCCTGCTGAGACTGAATAATGGCAAGCTGCGGCGTCACTGAGTCTACGAACCTTGCTCGCGTAGCAGGCGTGTTCTGCTCAAAGACGATGGAGTTGGCAATGCCTCCAACAATTCGCTTTACCTCGAGCACCATTCTCCTGACGTTGAGGCGATCAAGAGCGCTCTTGGAGACCTGCAGCGTTTTCTGGCCAAAAATAACGTAACCAACGTCGGGCATCCGCGCGATTGGGTTGATTCGAGCGACATACAGCGTGTCTCTGTCTGCAGAGTTCAGCCTCACCTGAGTGTTTGTAACTCCAGCGAGAGCGCCTCTGCTAAATCCTGCGGGTGCGTACCACGGATATGCGACCTTATCGCTGAACGCGATGCCCGAGAGCGCCGCAACAGATGCGGGAAGATTGACCCTTCTTCCCGTGAACGGGTCATTCTGCGTAACATCTGGGAAATATGTCGCTGTGTAGTTGTTGTCAATTGCGCGGGACGAGAAGACGTCAGAGGTCGTCTGAACGTCTGGCCGCTGCCCATCCTTTGTGAAGACTCGCGCAGAGTCCTCTGTGTAGGAGGGAATGTCGGCAATGTACGCTGCCTGTCCGAAGCTTCTCACACCATCCATGGCCCTGTCAGTGACGAGCGAGTCCCTGATTCCCGGCACGGCGAGGAGGTTGATGCGCGTCGTCATTGGGTCAGTGATGATGTCGATCGCTGTGTTGTAGGAGGCGACACCGTTGTTTAAGAGTCCCAGACCAGCCGGATTAGGAATTCCGATGTTAGCTGACGAAGTTGCCTTTCCGCCCTCGTCTGCCGATGTCGACCTGTCGTTGAGGAAAGACATATCCCTGTCAAGGATGTTGACGCCGTTGAATCCGCCGTAGAGGAACGTTGTGAACTTTGCGTAGTTGCTGAATCGGTTGAAGTAGACAGAGCTTGTCAGGGCAAGAACAGACGCGAGCGTAATACGGTTGTATCCTGCTGCCTGCGGATCCTCAATCGTGTAGTTGGTCGCCGAGGGCGTGCCGTTCCTGATGTAGGCCGCACCGAGCATGTGCTCATCAGCTGTGCCCGTAAGGGCGTTGACAATGCTCGAGCCTGCAGGAGCGTTAAGCAGGGCCACGCGTGAGAGAGTGAACTTGTTGTTGTTGAACTCATCAGCGCCCGACCCAGACACAAGTGTGTCGAGCGCCTGGATGCCAAGAAACTTCGCGTAGCTCGAGATCAGCTGATTCTGGTCAGAACCGGCGTTTGAGTCTAGAGCGGCAGCCGGGACAATAGTTGAGTTTGGAGCTGCCTCAAACTTGACGCCCCAGTAGAGGTTCGCGTCAATAGACTCGTTGATTCCAATCTCGCCCGTGTAGTTTCCTGTGCTGGCGACAGCGTTCCTCGTCACCTTGAAGCGATAGGGAATGGGAGGAAGGATGGAGAGATCAAAGTTGGGATCGCCCGAGTTGTTCTTGACAAGGCTAAGCCTGACGCCCGGCGACCCAATTCCAGGAATGCCTGTTGCAGCGTCTGTAAGCGTGTCATTGGTCTTTAGGACGGGAACACCCCTAAAGCCGAACGGAAGGCATGCTGCCGGGACAGTGCGATTCACAACGCCGCTAGAGGGCACGATCCTGATGAAGGACGACTTATTCGGGTACCTGCCGGCGACCACAAACCTTCTCTCAACCTCATTCTCGGCGTCGAAGTTGTAGTAAACCTTTCGATCGCCAACAATCAGACCCACATACCTGTTGCTGTTAGGATTGAGGTCACACTGTGAGAACTGCTCAAGGACCTGAACGTTCGAGTCAGTGTCCGTGAAACGCCGGACAAGCACGTCGAATGTGCCGTAGGGATTTCCTGGATCCTCTGACTTGCGAATGTTGGCGATGGAAATCTTGACCTGCGTGTTTCCGACATCGCCGTCGTCAAGCGCCTCGAAGTGAAAGAGGTCGTTCTCGGTGTTGCCGAAAGGCTGTGAGATGAAGCTTGTTGAACGCGCAGCGCTGTATCGGGCATCAAATCTGCCAAAAGCGTCCAGGAACTTGAGAGCTGTATTGCCAGACGATGAGGAAGACCTATCGTTGCTGCCAGAAAGAACTGCAACGCCCTGACCCGACGCCGTGACATCTGCGATCTCCGGCTCAACTGGGAAGTGAGCGTACAGGAGGTGCTGCTCGCGCTGGAAGGCGTACGGGTCAGTGTTGAGAATGTTGTAAATGTAGTCGCTGCTTCTCGGGTTGAGAGAGGCAGTGTAGATGCGGATTCCGGTCTTTCCCTCGTACGTGTCGTAGCCAGGCGCTGATGAGGAGATGACGAGCTTGAACTTTCCCGCCATGCCGTCGGTAAGCGTGGAGGTTCCAATAGCGGCTGTGTCGTCAAGCGCGTTCGCAGTGCTGTAGCTCTGGTTGTAATCCAGAATCTGCATGCGAGTTCCAGAGGGAACCAGCACAACAGCGCGAACCATCAGCGCTGTATCGCTGCCAGGTGAGGCGCCAACTGTAAATGAGACGTTGTCACTGAAGACTGGGAAGCCCACTGTCTCATTTGCGGTAACAACATGCTTTGCAGCTATGAACTGGACTGCTCCCATGTGACGAAGGTCGCCTGTTGCACCCGCCATTATCGTGGGAGAAAGCTTGAAGCCGGCGTTTCTAACCACACCTGTTGACTTGGTTGCAGAGATGTCAGTGAGAGATGCGTTGGCGCCTGCGCCCAGGACTCTTACAAAAGTAAGAGCAGTCTTGTTCTTCAGGAACTCATACGCGCCATAGGTGGCAGGAAGGTCGTCGTCCAGGCCGCCAAACTTCTTCTGGAAGTCCGTAAATGATCCGACAGTGGTCGGAATGAACGCCGGTCCCTTCTCTGATGCGCCCACGATTCCGCCGGGCGTGCCAGTCACTTCTTGGACGCGCTGCGTGAGATCGATCTCGCTCTCAAAAAAGCCCGGAGAGAGGAAGGTCTGCTCGGCCATTTAATACGCTCCCGCAGTCTTAAGGTCCCTCTAAGTATTGAGAAGGAGTGCAAGTATCAACGGCCAAACCTCTCAAGATCAACTACCAGTCGGCTCGATGCGACTGCCTCACCCTTTCGGGCAACGCGCTTGAGAACCTTGACTCTGGACCCAGTAAACGGGTCATGAATTGTGTCGGGAACAGATGCCGTCTGCTCGCCCCTACGCTTTGTGTCGCGTCCCCTGTAGTCGATCTCCTTGACGTCATCCAGAAGAAACTTTGACTCATCGCCTGTGGGCACCATGTTGTCGACTGGAACTTCAAGCTCGCCGCTCGACTGAATTGTCTCGAAGTCAATAGTCGGTGCGGACAAAAATCGCCTGAACGGCGACGTCTGACCGGGATGACTCGTCGCTATGATGTAGCCCATAACGTTTAGAGTGACTGATGACTTGATGATCCGCTCATCATCGGTGAAATTTTCAATGTTGTCGCCGGGAGAAACACCTGGATCGAGCTCGGCAACGTAGAAGTAGCCCTTCTTGCTCTTTATCTTGTACTCCTGGCCAACGCCCGTCCTTGCAGAGGCGAATATCTCCAGCAGTGTGTTCATGTGCTGCGAGTACTGAGTCCAGAAGGTGACCTCGTACGTGCAGGAGAAGAATATAGGATAAGGCATTGTTATGACTTCAAAAATGTTGTCGCCTAGACGCGAGAGAAGAGGCTCGGGATTCTCCAGATCTCTGAAAGAGAGATTGTCTCCGTTTCTGCGCGACGCAATTGTGCCTGGCTGTGCAACATTTCCAGGCGCTTCGTCCTGGAGAGCGAAGTTTGAGCGTGACGCAAGATCGTCAGCGTTCCTGTATCGCATCTTGTTCAAAATTCGCTGGTAGTCTCTATCCTCGTGAGATAGCCTTCTCGTGATGACAAAGTCAGAGACGCCTCGGTGAGTTATTCCGGGCATTATCTGGGGCGTTCCCAGGCTCACGCTCTTCCTTCCGACAGATATGAGAGGGA